TTAGGAAAAGACTATTATGTTCAATTTAATTTAATTTATAAGCCAAATTGGTTTCATCGTACTATGATGAGATTGTGTTTTGGATATAAATGGGTAAACCTTTAACACCAAAGAGAGATGAAAGAATGTAATTGTAACACGCCAAGCATTATAGACTTGTGTAATAGAGACAAAGAGACTTATGGTATTGAGAATGATTAAGTCGTACCTTCGCAAGAAGCGGCATATAAAAACCACACAAGCATACTTAGAGATGCTTATGATGGATAACATCAACTTATCCATACAGGCTAGTAGATTCGGATGGACAGAGGAGATACAGAACCAACTAACTAACTCCGCACTACTGATACGCAAGTACCAGAGGAGACTGAGATTAATAAGAATGTAATATGTCAGAAGAAGAAAAAGCAGAACAGTTGAAACAAGGACAAACTATATTTGACATTGGTGTACGCCTCGCCTGGAAGAAGAAGCGTGGTAACGGATACGTTAATATGTATTTAGGCACAAAAGATAGACCCTTTCAGTTCGTGACAAGGGCTAAAGATATTAACGCTATTAATAGAAATCCAGAGATGATTGCTAAGATGATGGCGTTTAACGGACTCACTGGAAAGAGTGTTTATGATTTTCATATATCAGAAGAGTTCTACCGCAAAGAGATAAGTAAATCCTTTGCGCATAAAGAAGAAGATTACGAGAAAGAATTTGGTAAATAAATTAAACGAGCAATGAGAAACATTATTTATAAGGTAGAGGATGTGAGAGATTCTCTATCTACACTTAGAAATGAAGGAGTTAAGAAAGGAGCTTGGACGGGGTTTGATTCTCTCTTTGATAAATACTCAGTTAAGAAGGGTTCCACTACATATATTTATGCTGGTGCGCATCAAGGTAAGTCTCAGTTTGGATTTGAACTTATGATGAACCTATCAGAATATAGTGGTTGGAAGTGGGCATTATACTCGCCAGAGACTGGTTCTCCTACAGAGGTGTTTGCTGAACTTCTTTGGGTATACTTGCGTAAGCCATTCCTAATCAATGACCATCTTACTGCTACAGATGAGGAGACAGAAAAAGCTATAAGCTTTATCAATGAACACTTCTATATCATTGATAGTGGATTACAAGACCTAACAGTGGAGGGTTTCTATACTGCTGTAGAGCAGATTGAGTCCGACAACTTTATCACAATTGATGGGTGTATGATTGACCCATTCACTGAGATTAAGACAGATGTTAGTAGTGGTGTGCGTGATGATATTGCTATTGGTCAAGTACTTACAAAGATTCGCAAGCACTCAGCAGAAAAGGACTATCACACAATTGTAACGGTACACACTAAGCACCAACAAGCGAAGTACAAGAATGGTGTTCCGTATGTAGACAAACCAACGATGAATGATATCGCAGGAGGTATGCAGTGGAGTCGCAAAGGTATGATGGTTATTAATGTATGGCGTTGCCCCTATGGATTGGAAGATGCTAATGGCATACCTTACGAGCCTAATCAAGTAGAGATTACAGTTGTTAAGGCTAAACCTAAAATTGTAGGTAAGTTAGGTAGTGTGACTTTGTATTATGATAAAATGAAAAACAGATACTATGAACTCAACAGCAGAGGAGAAAAACAATACGCATATCCACAGCCTAATTCTTGATAGGAAGGTAGCCTTCGCTAATTTAGTGAGGGCTTATCTTCGTTTCAATGTAAGTGATGCGCTCAACATTGTGGTAGAGAAAGATGGTAACATATCCATCAATGGTAAGTATTACAAGTTTGATGTGTCTGACTATACTGGTTGTACAGAAAACTACATATTCTTTAATCCTTCCTCTGGAAGAATAGTAATTGAAGGCAATGGTGTCAGTAAGGTATATAAGGTAGACGTGGATTTACTTGATTACTAGTTATATTAGTACTATGAATACAAGAGATTTAATTGTAGAGGAGTCAGAAGCCGTAACAAAACTTTTGATTTTAAAAAATGAAGCTTATGGCGATTCTGCTCTTAACCCAGCAAATATTTTTGCAAGCGGTAATGCGGTAGATAACTTATGCTGTCGCATTGATGATAAGCTGATGCGCATAAAGATGCGTGGTATTACAGATGAGACGGAAGATACCGTCCAGGATTTAATCGGTTACTTGATACTATTGAAGGTAGCACTAAGAATGAAGAATGGCTAAAAGAAACACCTTCGTAACAGCAAGTATATCTGGAGACTACGGCCAAGATATTGTAATGAAGTACCTAAAGGACAAAGGGTATGAGGTTGAAGAGGCTCCAAAAGAATTGTTTTACGATTGGGATGTCAAGGCCAATAAAGCTGGTCGCACAGTAACCATTGAGGTTAAGTACGATTCAAAGGCGTATATGTGGGCGGCAAGACGTGGTACTCCAGAGCAACCTAACCTATACATTGAGTTTGAAAACACTAATACTGGTGGACCTTCTGGCATCTTAAAGTCTAAGGCTGACTTCTACTTTTACATTCTGAAGACAGGAGACAAGGACATTGCCTTTGTGTTTGATAGGGTACAATTCTTGCAACACTTACAACTCTCTAACTACAAGGTTGTGGGCAATGGTGCTACAGGAGATGACAATGCCAAAGGATGGATACCTCCATTACACGAACTGCTTGTTGCTCGTTACGGATATAAAGCAACTATAGACCTTACGCAATATGGTAAATGATATAGAATTAAACTTACCAAAGCCACCAAGCCTTAATCAGTATTATGCTGGTAAGCATTGGGCTATTAGAAAAAAACAAAAAGATGAGTATTCAAAAGTCTGTAAAGAAGAGCTTGAAAAGTATGATGCGTTTACTTGCTCTTCCTATGAAATTCATATTAGGTATCATTCTCGTCACGATGTTGACAATATTATTCTTGTTTCAAAATTTCTCTCTGATACTCTCGTTTCTCAAGGTATCATTAAGGACGATGGTAATAAGTATTACAAAAGGCTTAACATCAAGATTGACAAAGATTTACCAAAAGATACGTTCCTGGTTACACTCAGATGCTCCGACTTTAAAACTGTAGATAATGATTAATCAAAGAAACTATCAGACTTGTAAATTAATTAAGAACAGGATTGATTTATATCTGTACGAAATGGCAAAACTCTTCACTAAAATAGGAACAGATTCTACTGTTGAAGAGATTCAAGAAGCCTACAAGAAAGAAAAAGAATACATTGAACTAATAGCCGAACTAGACCCCGATAAGGCTGATAGGCTACGCTCATCATATTGATATGTCACTTGACCAATACTACGAAGAATTAACTAACGATGAAGCGGATTTCATTCTTGACATATACAATGTCATCGACAGAATGGTGCTTGAGCGTGTCCCAGTCACATTGGTTGGATTGGGATATGAGCTTGGCGTAAATCCTCAAGAGCTGTCTGACCATCTACCTACAATAATACAGATACTCAACAAGGTTGAAGAAGAATACGAGATACGATAAGGTAGCTATAGAGCGTGAAGCGATACTATCTGCAAAACAAGGTAGAATAACAGAACCTCTTGGTGAGTTTATACTTCAGCGTTCTATAGAGATTGCTGGTTCTGCGTTTGTTACAGATGGCAATGAAGAGCTAAAACAATCTCTGATAGATTCTGCTGTTATGCGTACTTGTGAAAAGTTTTTATATTACTATCAAGGTGGCAAAAGTGCTGCTAATTTAATAATAAGTATTATATATAGTACTATGACTAACAAGATAGTTAGTCTAAATCACAGTGATATTTATGGACATAACATAAAAGGTTATGTGGTGTGTATAGAAGATGGAGAAAAGTTTACACGCCTGCAAAGATATGTGAAGGATAGTTATTTAAGTCAACAATTATAATTATGATAGAAATTTATAACGATTGGATATTGGTGTCCTCAGTAGGTTTGATGTTTGCATTCCTATTTATATTTGAACCTTATGGATGGGTAATGGAAAACTTATTGCCTTTCAAGCCATTTAACTGCGTTCTGTGCCTTTCTTTTTGGTGCAGCCTCATCTTATATGCTGCGATGGGAGTAAGTCCATTATACGCTATTTATACGGCTTTTATAGCAGAGCTTTCTTATCGTCATTTGGTTAACGAATAGATTATGAAAAATGTAAATTCTAATAGTGACTGGCTCTTCCTTTATTGGGACGAGCCTATTTTTTCTAATTCTAATACTAAAGACAATGCCGATACCAGTTCCGAATCTGAAGGAGACTAGACCCGAATTTATAGAAAGATGTATGAGTGATTCTACAATGATTGATGAGTACCCAGATACTTCACAACGCTTAGGAGTTTGCTATACATCTTGGACATCGGAGATTAAAAAAGTAAAATAATATGAACCTAAAAAAATCATCTCGCAAAATAAATAAAATTATCTTGCACTGTAGTGCCACAAGAGAAGGCCAAGACATCAGTGTAGATACTATAAGAAAATGGCACGTTGACGGCAGAGGCTGGTCCGACATTGGTTACCATTATATTGTTTCTATAGATGGACAGATAGAAGAAGGTAGACCAATAAATAGAAGCGGAGCGCATACTAAAGGGCAAAACAGTAATAGTGTAGGCGTTTGCTATATCGGTGGTGTAGAGACTGATGGAAAAACTCCAAAAGACACTAGAAATGCAGAGCAATTAATGGCTCTTGCTAATTTACTAGATGCCCTTATGGAAATGTATCCTGGCGCTACATTACACGGACACAATGAATTTGCCAATAAAGCTTGTCCATCATTTGATGTACAAAAAGAATATGATTTTTTAATTAATCCAAAAAATGTATAAGATATGAAAAATGATTTTGATTTAAGTGATAGCTTTGCTGATTTCGTAGATGAGTTAGCAAATAGCGAAAAGAATGAAAACGCCTGTAGCATTGACAATCCAGAATGCGAGGCTTGTGGGAGTTAATTATGGGAAACTTATTAGGACGATTAAAGGGCAAAGCAGTAACAGAAGTTGTAGGTGCAGTTGCCAATGTAGTAGACCAGTTTGTTCAGAACCCTGCGGAAAAAGAAGCTGCTCGTGCAGCAATAGAACAGGAGATAAGCAAGAGATGGGGAGCTGATATGGGTTCTGATTCTTGGTTATCCAAGAATGTAAGACCATTAACCCTTGCAGCAGTAATGATATTCCTAATACTAATGACTTTCTTTGAAGGTTTTGGTGTTAGTAGTGTTAGTGAAAGATGGATAGGGTTATGGGAGCTAGTAAGCTTAACGGTGATAGGCGGTTACTTCGCAGTAAGAAGCGTGGACAAGAGAGCCAAAGTAAAGTAAGGTGGTGCGAATTTGCACCAGTAGAATGTACTTGTTTAAGTACTTGTAATAATAGGGGAGGCAAATAGCCTCCCTTTTTTATTTAATATTGCGTAGCCTTTCGTTCTCTTTTGTCAAGAACAATACCTCTGTACGAAGAGCGTGTACTTCAGCAGTAAGAGCCAATACCTTTTCATTGCTCTCTACAAGCAAGTCCTCTAAACGCATAACACGAGCCTTCAAATCATCACGATACTGAACGCCATCATTGTTCTCTAACTCCGTCTTCTTCTCCTCGGACTTTACTTTTAGCCTTGCCTCAAAGAACTTCCATATACCAGCAGAGCCTAATACGGTAGCTAAAGTGATTATTATTTGTGTTATATTATCCATTGCGGTGTAGTTGCTCTAACTTCAATCTTTTTAAACTGCTAAATGATGATAGAACAAGTAAAACCCATCCATAGTGTGAAGGTGTTGGTAGTCCTATATTCATAATGTACATTATGAGGCTTGTGAAATACAAGCTAAAAGTGATAAATGCTGCACGCACACGACAGTCTAATCGGCCTCTTGCTACACAAGTAATCTGGTACAATCCACCCGTAAATAAGAATACCTCAAAGAAAGGCATAAAGCATATCTCAAGGTATGTAGCTATTGGAGCAAGGAACATAAGTGCAGCCGCAAGAGTAATCTCTGTAGGTTGACTGTCACTATACTTCCATATATTACGAAGTGATTTTAGTGAACTAACAAATTCTTTTTTAAACCTTAACCACATTATAGCAAAGCAATATTAATGAAGCGAGGTACAATCTCTGTGTTACATCCTGCATTAATCTGTAGCTTCACACCATTGGTCTGTACATCCTCGCTAATTACAAAGAATGTAGTGCTTGATGTGTAGTGGTGGATAGTGCTTTGCGTGTTCATATCAGCATCAAAAGAGTATATCTTATAACCACCAAATGCATTAAAATAAAAAAAGATATCTACCTCCTCATTAGAAGAAGAAGGAATTAGTTGTATATCATAAGTAACGTGTACCAATGTACCGATAGGCACGTCAGTTAATGTAATAGTACCTGTGGTAGTATCGTATAAGTCGTGGCTTAACCACTCTGGTGAGAACCTCTTGTCCTCAAAATTACCATTACCATCAAAAATAACAGTAGTATCTGTGTTTAGTAGTGCTGTGTAAGTTGTGTTACCACTATCGGAATAGTTTTCAAAACGATTAGAAGCCGTAGGACCAGCAGCATTAAAAGGAAAGTAAGTAGCAGTGCCGTCATTATTTGCTCTTTTGATATGAGCGTAATGAGAGTCTTCGTGAAACTCCAAAGAGTATACACCGCTCTTCTTGGCTGTAGCTCCCCCAACATTTATAAGCTTCTTGTCCTGCATTATAGATTGTATGTTACTCCTCCGTCTTCACAAGAGGTATCCGTAATGCCATCTTTCGGATAGAATACACTGCCTTGGTAGGTATCTTCTTCGTCAAATAAATCATTGTCACAACCGTCTGCAACTGCGATATCTTTAATCTCTTGATTATCAAGGATGTAATTTGTAATTCGTTTGTTGATATACCCAAGCTTGCTTTCGATTGTAGAAGAGATGGTATCAAGAATATATTGGTCTTGCTTACCTTCCTCATTTTTTGTTCTAGCAGTTTCTGTGCGTAGAATACTAATCGCTGCTTTAGAGGAATACATAGCTAAAGAATACTTAACTAATTTAAACAATCCTTCCTCTGTAGCAGATAGTGTTTGAGCAACAACTTTTGCTTCAATATCTTCATATAGGCAAGTGCCTAATAAGTCTTGAATAGATGTGTACTGTTCAAGTTGAATCAATGCCAATAACGCACCTCTGTCCATACGCTTTGGCAAAGGAAAGTTTTGGTATAGGTAGTTATCGTCAATAAAGATTACATCAACCATTTGTTATATCTGTTGTGTTAGCACCTTTAATGCTTTCCAGGTTAATATCTTCTTCAACTACAGATAATTCCATCTTATCATATCCTACTGTAGCAAGAATTCTATTTACAGAATCTAAAAGGATTTCTCTATTAGGAAGTGTTTCAGTAGCTCTAAAAATTTGGTATGCTGTAACAAGCTCGTTTCCTGTACCGCCAAGCTTACCGCTAACCATAACACCAAATAGAGTAGGAGAAGTTACGTTGTGAGCAGTAAGAATTTTAGCATCGTTAAGTCTTGATAATACGTCTACAGTTTTATCTAAGTTTGCAATATCTAGTGGCGTAAACTTTGGTGCATCCTCATCCTTCTTTACCCAAGAAACTACAAAGTTATCAGCTTCTGGCCCTGTAAAAGATTCTTTAAACTTATTGTATTCTTCACGCTTTTGTTCAGCAGACATATTTCTGCCAATAAAAGTAGCTAATACTTTAGGAGCAAATCCGTTTTCTGCACTACTCTTAATGTGTTTACCAAATGAAAAGTCTGAAGCAATATAATGAAAAGCAGAAATGTAATTTGGAACACCATAATATGGGTTTCCAGAGTAAGGATTCGCTACATATAAAAGTGCTTCTGTAGCTGACTTATCAAACTTATTAAAAGCCTTAATTTTTTTAGGCTCGTTGTGCTGTACAGAATTAGCTCCATAGCCAAAGCTTCTTCTTACAATGTAATGTGTGACCTCACCTTTAGCATTTGGTTCGCCTACACGAACTCCTTTTGGGTCTACAGACTTTAGTTCTACAATCTTAGTGCGCTCTTTGTTCCAACGAACATATAAAGCTAAAGCACCTTTGTGTTCATATTGGAATGCAGCGTGTGTAAGAACTTCATACATTCCCTGGTTATTACCACCACAATGGTTTAGAAATGCTTTTAATTCTGCCTTAGATTTATTAGTAGTAAGGAATTCATCGCTATAAGCAATGTCATTACCTACTACCATCTTTGCTTTCTTAGTTAAGATACCACTATGTACTGGAGATTGGCGTAGCATCTTTTCAAGAATTACTGGAAAATCGTCATTAACACCAAACTTAATATAATCGCCTAGTGTTGTATGACCAAGCTTATATCTACCATTAAGGTCTTCAATAGAATTTTCTAACTCGTTGGTTGGAATGCTATTCTCTGTAGCTTGTACAAAGGTATTAGAAGCAAAGAAATCTGTTATGTTTGATAGTAAACCCATATGATATAATTTACAATTTAGTGGTCAAATCTAAAGTGAGGGGCATCAGAAGATGAGTTATTTATATTGTACCAATTACCATCTTTTGATTTTGTCCAAACTTTAGTAAAGTCTGGTGTCTTATTAGTATCTAATTGCGTTATATACATATTATAATCAAAAGAACTTCCAGCAGGACTACCAATTATTGAGAAGTTAGATGTAATAGTTTCTTCTAATATAGCACCATCTGTATATCCTTGTTGAACTTTTATAATAGCAGTTCTATTCAATAAATCATAATTGTAATTACCATCACCAACAGTAATTCTCAATAATGTTGGGTCGTTTGTTACGATTCCTGCATTGTTAAACACTATAGGGCTATATCCTTTTAAGGTAAATGTATCACCATCTATTGTGATTGTATCTTCCTCGTAAGGTGTTGATACTATTGTGTTAGCACCCGAGCTATAGTTTGCTGAATAAAATCCTGCTTGAATAGGAGTTGTAGTTCCATCACTCCATTCAAAGCTAGATAAGAAATAAGTAGTTACGCTTGCTGTTTCCGTTGCTAAAGAGGGCCTTACATTTGTTGCAACCTCAGTCATAACTTGATTGGAACCGCTAAATGAAGGTGGATTAAATCCAAAAACAAGATATAAAGAACTATCTGTACCCGCATTAACTGATTGGAAGTCTATTGTTAGGTTCCCATAGTTTTCTTCAACATATACATATAAATTATATGTTTCAGTATTAACACTTTCAATATGATTTATAGTTGTTTTGCCGTTAAGTTGCATATCGTTTGCATCTGCTAAAGACTCGGCTACATACATTTCAACTTTTGGGGGTATATAAACAGTGTATATAGATGATGTGTATAAAACATTATCATCTGCATCTAAACCCTCATATTTTACTTGAGACACATCACCAAAGTTTATTGTTTCATCTTCTATATCAAAAAATATTTGATTTAATGAACTCTTTGCCTGTGTTTTTGTAATAATATTACCACTGCTATCTTCAATAACGGCTCTTAATTTTTGTATAGAACTGCTAATATTTGAAATTGATGCAACCCACGTCCAAGTATCTGTTCTAACTTGATAAGGCTCGATTAAAGTTCCATATTCAGGGTCCCAAATTTCCACATAAAATGAAGGAGAAGAATTGTCGGGAGAAGATGAATCAACTTGGTTTGACAACACAACACTATTAGAATATATTCCAGTACTTAATGTATTATATTGGTAATCTTGAACATCGGCAAGATATGTGTAATCGTTACCTTGATTAGAGATGGTAAGGTAATACTCCCCACCATCTATATCATTGCTTAATAAGTCAATGTTTAACTTAATGAAGTCCTTACAAGAATCAAGGTTGTTTAAGTCCGTAAGATTAGTTATGGTTAAAGAACCAGTACCCACTACCTTGGATAGTGTAATGTTAAAGCTGTTCACTGTAAAAGATGATAGCTTTACAAAGGATAGTGTATTTACTGCTCCTGCTTTAAGACGCTTCATTAAACTTTATATATTAATTATAATAACTCCTCACTTGGTTCTGGGAAGTACTCAGGATGCAATGCTCTACAAGCCTCCGTCCATTCTCTAATAGCAGAGCTAGAGCCAAAGGTATGCACACCCATAGGCGCACACCATACGAGCTGCCCATCCCAAGAGCTGTCTGCCTCGCCATCCCACAATACATCTATATGGTAGGTAGAAGATAGTACAGGTGCGGTGAGTTCGTTTCCTTCTTCATCGTATGTACCTTCTTGCTCTACGAGGTTACCGAGATGTACGATAGCGTGGTTGTGGTTAGGGTTTCCTTCCTCATCGACTCCTAGTGCGTTAATCTTTGTAGTCGCAGCACCCTTGCTGCCGAAAGAGTATTTTCTAAATGTTTTCATTATAGTGTTGTTAAATCTGCTAATTCTTCGTTTGATAGTCGTGTCTTGAATACAAGGGCTTGATTTATTTCTACACCTACTTGAGATGAGTGATTAAATGTAACTTTAGAAAGGTTGGTATAAGTAGTTCCACTTCCACTTCCTATTTGTGTTCCGTTTACATAAAAAATAGATTCACTACCATTAAAAGAAACTGCTGCTTTTGCTCTCCCGTTTAATACTGAAGATGCAACTGAAAATATAATAGTCCCCCCATTTCGCACTTGAGTATAAATCTTACCATCGTTCAAACTATACATAATAATACGAGTTCCACTTGAACCACTATCAACACCTAAATAGCCATTTAAATTTGTAGTGTCTTTTATATCAAAAAACAAAGTGCCTTCCGTTTGCCCAATTAAATCACTCACACCTGTTACGGAGTTTGATTCATCGACACGAGTCACACTACTCCCATAGGTAGGGATGTAGGATGTTGCGTAGCTTCCTGCTTCAATCATTGCACCATAAGCATACATATACCCCTGCGTGTCGGTTGTTGTAAGAGTCCCATTGTTTTGTGCAAAATAATAAGCAGCAGTATATACGGCTGTTGTAGTTTTTGTAATAGCACATCTATACCAACCATTCCCCATATCGGTTATCACTGCCGTGTGTCCACTTGCAGTTGTTCCGATAGTTCCGTTAGTTAGGTTAAAATATGTTACTCCATTGTACGATAATGCTATATGGTCAAATGTTCCTGCTTTAGCAAATATGCTTAATGTCTTTGTACCTGCCGTTATACCTGCATAGTTGATATTGGCTGCCGTTGTAAACCCGCTTTGCTGCGCCATCTTATAAGCATTTTGTGCGCCTTCAGGACTATCTACATTGTTTGCAGTTCTATCTAATCTATTAGCACTCCAACTATCAAGGTATTCACTATGTGGGAAATCATTAGTCCTTTGTGGCTCTAACAACAAAGCAGGACACGAACTATCCGTATAGTCCAATCTTGGTACATTATCAGTAATACCTCCCTCTACGGCAGTAGTAGTCGTTTCTATGTAGTCTCTTGCTACAAGTCCCTGCTCAAGTTGGGCATCTTGGATGTAGATTCCTGCAGGAGATACACCGCCTGTAATACTACCATCTGCAACGGCAGGATATAGTCTAACTGCTGCTATTGAAGCATTCACGGAAATAGAACATCTATAATATCCATTACCTGCTGATTCAATAGCCGAATCTATAACGCCACTTGTAGAACCTAAAGCACCCGAAGACAAATCAAAATAAGCGTTATAATTAGTAACCCCATCGGAAATATACATATACATCCAATTCACGCTTTCGGGTTTAGCGTAAACGCTAAATGTATGAACACCGCTTGAGGCTACATTTTGTCTAATATATCGTGCTGAAGCATCACTTCTCTCCAATAACCAAGCATCGTTACTTCCATCATACCCACTCTGTCCTCCGCTTACTGATATAGCAGAGCTTAATGTCCAAGTAGTATCAAAGGTATTGCTCTGCAACAAGAGGTTACTTGTCTCCTTCTCTATAAACCCATCTGCATTAACTCTCGTAGCAGCAGACGAACGGGTAAAAGTAAAATCACCATCACCACTAACAGGCTTCTGCGAGTAGACCTTTCCTGTTTTAGTTCCGCTTGGTATAAGTACCAAACTTGATTTGTCGTATATACTCATCTTATAAAGTTGTTAAGGCGATACATTCGCTATCAGTTAATGCCGTTGGGAAGATTAAAAGTTGTTTTGATATACACTCCGTTCTTAAATATGCCGAACTAATATCTATTACTACATCCGCAGTACCAAACAAAGAACCATTAGCAAAACATTTAAAAGTTCCATTACTATATACAATGGCTGCTTTATAGTTGTTTCCTTGAGCAAAATCACCGCTTGTGTCATAGAGACTTCCCGAAGTGCTACCATCAGCAGCATACAACCTCACACGGAAATAATTGGGATTGTGTGATTGTATTCTTATTCTACTGCTTCCGCTTCCGTAAAAAGAAAACATATCAATCGCATTTATCGTTGAAGGAACCATTCTTTCTAATTCCAAGAATATCGTATAGTTATCTGCAAGGGAGTCGGGTAAAGAAGTAAGCACTCCCGAATCAGCAGACCTCGTTACACTTGAACCATATGTTGGTATATATGAGGTAGGGTAGCTTCCTGCTTCTATTTGGATTCCGTAGATATAGTAATTATCTCCTGCTGTTACAGATATACTTGGACTTCTTATCGCATCTGCGCTTGGTGCGACTACAATATATGCTTGAAGGGTCGTTAACAAAGCCTCCATCGTAGCAGTACATCTGTACCACCCATTGCCGTAGTCCTCAACATTTGCAGTAACAACACCCGACTCTTCGTAAGCAACAACACCCTCTTGAATATCAAAGTTTGTACGAGCATTGCTGCCTACTTGACCTCCTCCGTGAAATAACTGAATGTATCTAAATGCTCCTTTTTTAGCAAAGAAAGAAATAGTATAGTCATTATTAGCAGTTACTGAAAAGCCATCTTGAATACCTATACTTGCAGTCGTTGTTGCGGCTGCTGATATTTGTGTCGCATTTTGTACACCTTCGGGTGATAATGCGGAATTTGCAGTAACGGAAATGTTACCATAAGGATTCCAAGAAGAGCCAATATACTCACTATATCCTGCAAGGTTAGTCCGTTGAGGCTCAAGTAAGAGACTAGGACACGAACCCGAATAGTCAAGGCGAGGCATATCCTCCAAGATACCTGCCGATACGCTTGTAGTGGTTGTGGTAATTACATCCGTGCTAACTAGACCGCTTTCTAGCTGTGCGTCTTGGATGTAGATAGAGTCTCCACTCGTTGTAGTGAGTGTTCCGTTTGCCGTTGCTGTAAAGATACGAACCTCCGTTGCAGTCTTATCAAAGGCAATGGTACAACGATACCAACCGCCACCAATATCCTCCATAGAGGCATCAATAACATTATTTTGAACACCCCCCAATACTCCATTGGCTAAATCAAAATAAACATAAGGAGGTGCAGTAGCAACGACATATAGAGCCATCCAATTCACACTCCCTGCCTTTGCGTAAACAGACATTGTTTGTACTCCTGAGGTAGATATAGTTTGAGATACTCTACAAGAGGCTGCGGTTGAAAGCAACTCCCACGCAGTATTAGTACCATCATAACCCGAATGTCCTCCTGTAACCGAAGCACTCGTTAGTGTCCAAGTAGTATCGAATGTATTCGATTGCAGCAAGAGATTCTCTCGACCCTTCTCAATATAGCCCGATGAGGCTACCCTAGTAGCAGCAAGATTTGAACCCCTACTAAAGGTAAAATCCCCACTACCATCCGTAGGGCGTACACTATACAGCTTACCATCCTTATAGGCGGTAGGTATCATTGCTAAAGATGATAAGTCAAATAAATTGCTCATTATAATAAATCGCTTAATTTGTTTACTGTACAAGACTCAGCTTCAGCAGAACCACCATTTGCAACTACTCTTTGGGAATATAAATCAAACAAACCTCTAGCAGAATCTAGTGATGGAAAATCTAATATTGAATCACTAGCACAACTATATGATTCGATAATACCACCATCATCAAAAACTCTTGTACCAAAATCCTGGTATCCTATTCTAATATTGTCTACAATGTATCCAGTCTTATTTATTAAATAAGATTTTATATTAGAAACCGTTTGGACAGCATCTTTAAGATATCCAGTTCCATTGTTTAATAAGTAACCCATCTATTATTCGAAAATAGTTTGGTCAGAAAAAACTGTTTTATCGTTAACAACCAAAGAAGCAATTCCGCTTTGAGTGTTTAGTGTGATGTTAACATAAGACTTTTCAGAAGTTCCTGTACCACTGTTAGCTTCATAATTCATTGTTAATCCATCCATCCACCCAGATATAGTGACAGTATCGTTGTTATGTAAAAGAATGCAGCAGATGTCTTCTCTGCGACTCATAAGGTCTATTTGGTTAACCTTGTTGTCTATTGCTGGGGACTGAATGGTAATATCAGTAGTAATAACACCCAATCCACTTGTGGTGCTTTTATTTTCTGTAAAAGTTGTAGTACCGTCTTTTGGATTATGAGCAAAAGTTACGGTGTTTAGAGTATCTACTTGAGTTACTTGTGTCTCATCTAAAGGGTCAAAAGTAATCGTCAAGTCTTTTTGTAATAGTAAGATAGCTTTCTTGATACCACCCGTAACTCTCTTGCTACAGTTAATATCAATATCGCTTAATAAAATAGAACAGTTGAAAGCCATATTTTTTTAAAATAAAAAGGGGCAGGGTTTTAGCCCTACCCCTTGTGTTAATTTACAAGATTTGCTATTAAGCAGTTGCAGTAGCAAAGTCAGCAGCATCAATGCTGTAAGCAAGACCTTGCTCGTCACCAGTCAATGTCAATTGGAAACGGTTCTTTTCAGCACGACCAGTTCCAGAATTAGCATCAACAGTACCAGCGTATAGTCCGTAATCCAAACCTACAACGTGGTAAGTTCCAGCAGCAGTTTCTACAAAGGCAACCAATTCCGCGCCACCTTTAGAGATGTTGTTCAAAGCAGTGATTTTGTCAGCAGTCATTTTAGGAAGCTCTACAGAAATAGTAGGAATAGTAGCAACGATACCATCGGCAGCTACAGTTTTTACTTCGCTAAATACAGAAAAACCATCTTTGTTGTTAAAAGAAATTTGCGAAACACCAGTTACAGCAGTTGCAGCAGTGATAGCACGGTTGGCAGAATCTAATGTCAAAGCAGCTTCAGCATCAACTTTGTTAGCGATGTGAAGTTCAATGATACCACCAATTGCTACGTCATCACAAGAGTAAGAGATGTCAGCAAGAGTTACAGTACAAGCCATTTGTTATAAGGTATTAAAGGAAGGGCCGTAGCCCTTCCGTTATTAATCAATTAATTATGCGAAGTTCTTAGCGTAGACAATCTCTTCACCTTTCAAGTAAGAGAAGCCTAACTTGAACTGTCCCCAAATCTTATCAGAAGACAATTCAGCTTCGTACTTCATATCGATAGCACGAACATCGTTGTAATCGTCAGTCAACATCACCAAGTTTTGTGGTGCGCTGATGAAGAACTCATTCGCAGGCAAAGAAGCCATATGTACAACTTCCATACCGTAGTAGTTAGGAATACCACCTTCTACAACACCTTGAGGAGTAGTAGTGTACAAACCAGCGATAGCGATTTGGTAAGCTTGCATAGCAGCAGTACCCAAGAAGTAAGCTGGTTTGAAATCACGGTCAGCATCACCGTAAACAGCAGCCAACATAACGTCACTCATAGTTTCGTAAGCACCTTCCATCAAAGAAAGTACGTTAGAAGAAGAGATAGTAGCGTTAGTATCGTAGTCTAATACAGCAGCATCAGAACCGAATTCTGTAGTCAATTCAGTACCAGCCAATTCCAATGCTTTTTGAGCAGACAATTTAGCGAAGTAGTCGAATACCCAGTCTTTGAATTCAGCATCCATAGTCTCTGGGTTGTGCTGACCTTGCTTCAACAACAAGCCACGGTAAGAAGACTCAAGAGCATCTTTACAGTTTAGGAAAGCCCACTTGTAAGTTTCAACAGTCATCTCTTTTTCACCTACTGAAGCAGTAGACTGAGAATCAAAAACACACAAGTCGTTACCAAAGGTAAGAGATGCATCAAAAATAGGCACGTTTACTTTTGCCTTAACACCATCAATAAGACGGAAGCGGTTCAATACAGCCGCTGATTTTACCATTGCATCGATGAACAAGTCTGGACGTCTGTCACCGTATGGCAAATTTGAAATAGAAATACTCATTTTATATGAATTTTAAAAAAGTTCGTTTTACTTAATTTACAATAATTACTTGCGGTTAAAGAAGTTATTAATCATATTAACCTTTTCGGGAGTAATACCATTAAAAACTACTGTCTTATCTTCTACTGTTTCTTCAACTTCTTCCGCTTTTTGTTCAGCAGCAAATGCTTCTTCAACTTCAGCTTCGTTAGTTTCTTCTTCAGCAGATAGTTGCTCTTCAACTTCTTGAGTTGCAGCCTCAAATTCTTCAGCCATTTCCTCAGTTGTTTCTTCAGCAACTTGCTCGGTCATTTCTTCCTGTACTTCTGGAGCTGATTCCTCAGATTCCTCGTACACTTTTTCTTCATCTTCAGTATGCTCGGCCATCTCTTTTTCTTCAGATGTACCCATACTTTCAATGTGCTTTTGAATCATTTCGATAGCAGACTTTAGGTCTTCAACGCCAGCGAACTTATCCTCAAAAGATGTCAATGCTTCAAGGAGTACGTTGTTTTCGTTCTCCAAAGCTTCAATGCGTGCCTCGTACTTGTTAGCCATTGCCTCAAATTGAGCCTCTAGTTTACCAAGTTCTTTGGCGAAAGCAAATTCATTCATTTGTTCGTTATTATTTGTTGGTTTAATATCAGCTTTAATCTCAATAGAGAAACCATTAATCTCTCCACTTTTGATTGCAGTGAATAATTCGTCAGACTCAATCTTTGCCTTAACGAATACGGTTCCGTTTGGTAAATCATAACCATAGTCTTTTGACTTATCATTATCACTTTCTTTCATCCAAACTTCAAGCATTACCACATCATCAGTATCGTATGAGTGGTTAACACCAAATGCGTTAAATAGTCCTTCCTTAGAATACTTGTACATAATCTCACGGATAGTTTCTTCCGTAAATCTTACATAGTAATATCCCATATCTGGACTAAATCGTAGAATCTCCTTATTAGGAATCATAATAGGTCCTACGACTTCTTTCTTTTCTTCATTAGAAAACATTTGAATTTTCTTTACCTCATTAAAGTAGATAAAGTTTTCTTCAATAGCTGGTTTGTCTACAAGAGAAATCTTATACATTCCTTGTGCAATGTCCTCTAATGATATATCAAATAATGGTAAGTTATCCATTCTTTTTACTTCTTTTATGCCAACTCGGTAGCAAGTCATTATCTTGTGTGTACTTTGGGTTAGAAGGTTTTCCATTCTTAACTAAGTACATAAATGCGTTTAATCGTGCAAGTCCCCATTGTACCGCTGAGGTAACTTTAGGACTGTGGGAGGTGTTGTACGCGCCCATACCTCGTAGTACGACTCTTTTTGCAGCACCAACCCCAATCTTTTTTTTAGGGTATTTTTGGTTATAAGCATTAACCTTATTAGTTATTTGCTTAATAATCGTAGGAGAAAGTTTTCCACCGCTTCCAACGCCTTTAGGATTGCTCTCAGGAGTTTTGCTTTTAGGAGCTTTGGGAGATTTACTAATGCTTCCATCGCTTCCTTGAGTAGCGTAATCATCCTTGACTTTACGGTCACCCCACGGGAGGTCAGCGACATCAGCACTTGCCTTAACTGTTCCTTTTCGTATGCTCTCAGCTTTTCTAATCGCCCAGTTAATTCCGCTTGTGCCTCCCCAGCCGAGCCAAGCAACATACCCTCTATCTTTCCAAGGAGTGTCCTTATACTTAGGGTCAATTTCAGCATTTTTTCTATGGCGATTAAACGCAGCCATTCTAGCAATAGTGTCATAGCTTAACTTTCTTTTTGATGCTAATTGTCTTGCACGAGTCCAACCCACTGAAGTCATTCCTTTAACTTCATCACCATACTTCTCCTTCCACGCAAGAACTTTCTTTGCGTTGTTAGTAGCAGATTGTGGATAGTCGTTATATGTAGCCATCGTATTAATTTACAATTATCTTAATAACCCTTCTATTGTCAAGTATGCGTAATCCTCATATACAGGACCCGTTGCGCTTTTTACATATATTCTTCCACCAGTCATAACACTTGATGTAAATTCAGCTAAAAAGAAATTTAGATTGTTTAATTCAGTAGTAGGAACAACCATATTAAACTCAATTTTAGGTAGGTTTGATTGGCTTATTTTTTCAGAAACTTCAAATATCTCAGTATAAGTATCTGTTGGATTCCCAGATTCATTTTCAAATGCTAAATCCCAACCAGCTGTATTTACATTTGACAATCTTCCGTTAAAAACGTGTTTGCCGCCTAAGTTTGAAGCAGTTGGTCCCCATTGGTTATTGCTATAGACTCTTTGTGTCTCAGTAGACATATCTGGAACCGTTCCTCTTTGAAGCATATATGGTACAAGAAGATTAGTTTTATATAGAGGTTTATCTATATATGCAAATCTAAAACCAATATCAGAGTTTTGTGTAAATATATTTGGCGTAAATCCTAATTGTGTTGAACTAAAAATACCTAAATTTGAATCATCAATAACTCCCTCAGCATCATCGCCACAAACAGAATTAAAATATATAGATGATTCTAAATCAATCTTTAAGTCAACGATTCCATCTTTAGATATTTCTTGTGTTGTGGAGCCGAATATAATCCCATCATTGTTTAAATCATCATAAAACAAATTATAGTCTTTATTATTAAGGCTTAATGTCTTAACTTTATCTCCATTATTTGTAATCTTAAAAGACTTTATATCATCAATGTATTGATTAATATTGCTTGTAGATGAACGCAATGAAAATATAGGGTCTATCCTAAGTATATGTTCTCCAGAGTTGTCATCAAAGTCATAAAACAAGCTACAGTCAAATCTTTTTGCAATATTCAATAAAACATCTGAAACATTATATGGACAAGTTTTTATGATTGACTCTTGTAATATATACTCATCACTATTTTTATATGGAAGAAAATCCTCATTGGCTACAAATATTACATTTAATTGACCGTAATCGCCAGAACCATCTGGTTCGCCAAATCTTGTTATAGCTTTTCTTATATCGTTTTCATTAAATAATGCAGTCGATGAGGCAGACGCATACTTTATACCTCCTTGAACAGTATTAAAAGCTGTAGCATAAGTAATCTTTAATTCACCATCAATAGGTTTTATGTAATAGTTTACAGAGTATTCACTACCACTATTAATAAATATCTCCTCAGATGGCATATACGCTGTAAAAGGTTCAAATACTAATGTATCATATACAGGACCATTTGGAGCATAAAGTATTGTTGAATCATCAAGTGGGTCTAGATAATCTGGTGGGTCAGCAGCGTTAAATTTGTTTGAATATCCATTTGCTACTGTAAGCACATTCGACATATCAAGAACCAAATCATCACCCTGCGAATCTTGCATAGTGATTTCCTTTACTTGAATTCCATCTGCCCATATTCCAATACACACATTAAATTCCATCGTACTATCTGGGTCATTAAATAGTATGTCACCCACCATTAAGTCCTCTTGTATAACGGGTATTTCATATTTAGCTTCGGCTATAGTAGCTTGTGTACCAGATGCTATAGTTATGGCTGAATTAAAAGAAACTTTTGGCGCAAAAAATCCTCTTATATAATTACAATCAATGTTTGGAAAAACTCCCTCACAAGGATAAAATCCCATACGTTTTTCTACTCCCCATTCTTGTATGTTTGGATAAATAGGATTACCCTCTCCATCCGTTCCATAATTACCAGATGTTTCAGTAGAACTAAACCATTTAGTATAAAATAGTTTTCTATCTTGATTTAAATCTACCTTTGCCTCAAGGCTTTCATTTGGAGATGCCCAAGCAGGAGATTGTCTGACGGTAAATGTTCTTGTATTTACATCACTTTTAGCCAGTAACTTCGATGGTATAACCATCTGAAGCTTTTCGGGTTGCATATCTGTAAATAAGGGATTATTTACAAAGTTACCAACAGCAAATAACCGAGAGTCTATTCTAAACGGAAAATTTATTGGGTCACCTATGTATCTTGCTAAGTAATCAAAAAATCTTTGAACGCTAAACACAGGCATAATACCCGCTCTGTCTATGCCTATACCATACTCTACAAACTGCCTTGCAGCATAATTGTATTTGCCTTTAACATCGTTAACAAAGTCAACGTATGGGAATGATATTGCTTTAGAAGGGTCTGGATTCTGACCAATAATACCAGCTTCACCAGGGTCTGTAGGGTCGTTGGTTTTTTTAAGAAAAGTAGAGAATGTCTTTCTTTGAGTAAAGAATGAATCATCATATATTGTTCCTAAATTAACCTCTTTTATTTGGGATAGATATTTAGATATGTAATCTTTTAAAACTATCTCAAGGTAAGGTTCTGATGAATTATATTCAACAGATGATACATTTAAAATTCCAGCTATTGTAGAATTTTGATTACCATATATCGTTAAAATAAAATAAAAATCATCTCTTGGAAAGTCAGCACCAGTATCTGATGAAGGCTCAAAGTTAAAGACGTTTGCACTTTTATTATTTTCAGTAAGTGGTATTCTTAAATCAGTGTAAAAAGGAATTTTTACTTTGTCTATATCTATATCATCATAGAATTCAACATCGTAATCTAATTCTTGTTTTGGGAATAAGTCAACAGCGTAATAACTATTAGCACTATTGTCTCTACTTATTTCTAACTTAAAATCCATATTAACGTGTAGCTATATTAAATTCTAATGAAGACTTAAATTTATTGTTTAGTATTTCAAAATCACTACCAGAAAATCCAACGCCATATGCTACGGATTCGCAAGTATCAACAAAAACTAATTCATTAGATAATATAAGGTCTTTTACGGACTTGTATTGAGTGTTTCGGAAATATTCTCTTCTCTTGTTATTAACAACCAAACGGTAATCAACAGAGCTTGAATATGGTTTATACGCATCAGAATAAAGACCTCTTTTAACACTAGTTAAAATTCTGTATGTTTGAACATCATTGAATATAATGTCTGCGTTTGCATCCCAATGTCTTGATTGATTGGATGAAAAGTTTGAAGGCACGCCTGTGTATACCTCGTTATCAAACTGAAACAATCTTGAACTAGTATTGATGCAAATTGCATATACACCTTTAACATCGCTATAAGGTATATATACTGCATCATTAAGCAAGAATGTGCCAGATGATATGGTGAATGTGTTTGAGCTTTGTAGAGTAGCGGAAAACGTCTCTGTATCGGGACCGCTATAAAAAAGGTAATCAGCCATTATATTCTGTCGTTTCTATCTCTTAATCTACGTTCATTATCATTGCTTCTAAGGTCTTTATTTGAAACAAATGCACGAACTGGTTTATTTACTCCTATAGCAGTCGATGTTGTAGCTTCTGCAATTGCCTTTAGGTAATCTACACTTTCTGCCGCTGGACTTGGTACTAATCCACCCTGGGCAAATTTAACACGACCAATTGTCGGTTGAGTTGCATATGAGCTATTTATTCTTTCGAGCAAGTCTCTATGCATTGCGGTAGCTTTTTTGTTTACGATAAACTCTCCACCTTCCATTTCATATCCGCTCTGACCTTGTACTGTAAACGGAACCCCACCCTGTTCGTGTGATGGGCCATTAACAACACCACCATCAGCAAACTTCTTAGGGAAGAATTTACGCTTGTTAATAGCCGCTACTTGAGCTGAACTTTGTGCTGCCGCAATACCAGCTCCAATGGAACCAACTATAAATGCTGTTGCTGGCTCATAGTTTTTATATGCCTCAATATACGATTGAGCAATCGCTTCAGCACCTTCTAACAGCGCATCGTTTCTATCTTGTTTTTTCTCAGCCTCAAATATCTTTTGATTAATAGAATTTTCTTCTGCTAATTGAGCCTTCTTTAAATCCCTTTGTTTTTTTCTGTATTGAGATTCTGTTATTAATTGGTTTTCTAATTGAGCTTTTAATATATTCTCTTCGGTTTCATATCTGTTTTTTACTACATCAAGTTTTGCCTGCTCTGAATTTTTTAAATTCTCTAAGCTAGTGTCATTGAATGCCGAAAGAGATTCTCCTAATGCTTCAACAGCTTCTTTAGCATAGTCAGCCCAACCTCCTTTTTGCAGTTCATCTAAGAAGTCTTCAAAATCTTTTTTAGTCTTTTTTGTACTAACACTTGTAGTATCTAATGCATAACCAGCGCTTAGAACTTCAGCTGCTAATTTATCAAAAAGAGCAGCTACTTCTGGAGATACATTATTAAGTTCCTTAAATGCTTCTATGTTTTCTTTTAATCCATCATATTGTCTGTCACGAGCAGCATTGTATTCTTCTTGACTTATCTGACCATCCTCTAATTGCTTGTTAAGATTTTTAATTTCTTCAGAATAGTCTTTAATAGTATTCTGAACATCCTTTACAACTTGGCTGCCAAGAATTTTAGCAAGCTTTTCATTAGCTTCTACAGCATCGGTGATTATGCTTTTATTATCTCTATAACCAGCATTTAATTCACCTATTTTTTCAGCTGTATCAGAATAAGCTTTAGAAACATCTGCTTGTCTTTGAGCTTCTATTTTTGCTCTTTCTTCAGCAGTTTTAGCGACAAAAGTTTCTAGTGCGGCACGCTCATTAATAGCTGCTACCGTTTCAGCAGTTTCCTTATTTATATCTGAAATTTTTTCTTTTAATCTTCTTGCTTCAGCAGCCTTTTGTTTTTGTCTTGCTTGTATTCCTATCTGTCGTATTTGTTCTTCAGATATAATCACATTAGTAAGTTGTTCTCTGTATCTTTGAAGTGCAGAAATACTAGATTCGTATTCTAATCTTCTTTCTTTACTTAACGTAGTATTTGTTTTAAGTGTATTACTATATGATTCAATTGTTTTTTGTATCTCCTCATTTAGTTCATTTGCTTTTTTATTTACATTGTTTCCGTTTCTTGCGGATTTAACTAATGCATCTACGGAATCTTTGTATTGTGAATTTACTGATTCCTGTCCTTTTGTTATAGCTATTTGTTCTCTTTGTGATTCAACACTAGTTTCCAATAGCGCATTATACCCTTGCAAGGATGCAAATTGTTCTTGAGTAAATCCAAACTTTTCTAAAGCCTCTTGACTTGGTGTTATGCTTCTGCCAAGCTCTTTTGATATTTCTGCCGCCTCCTCAAAAGCCTTTCTTATTTCATAAATATTTTTTTGTGATACACTTCCGCTTTCAACAAGCCTTTCAAGTGACTGAGTTAATGGGTCAATACCATCGTTTATCACTTTATCAACATCTTCCTGCAATCCTTCAAAGCCCGCATTTTTTAATTCTCTAAATCCAAGTGCTGTTTGTTGAGCTTGCTTAGACAATAATCCAAGAGTTTTTATGAATATATCTGAATCAATAATTACGCTTCCTAAATTTATTTGGAAAGCTTTAATATTTGATGTCAATATATCCATTTGACCACTAAAAGTATCCGCTTGTTCGGCAGCTGCAAACAATGCTCTACCTTGCTGGTAATATTTATTATTAGCCTCATCAAGTACATCAATGTTTTTCAACAAAGTTATAAGCTGGGCAGCATTTCTCTTTCCAACCAAATCAACCGCTTCGCTCAATGAAACATTTTGTTCTGCTAATTCTCTTAAAGATAATTCAGCATCGGCACTACTTTTCCCAATTTCTGTTAAAATTCCACGAAGACCAGTACCAATACGAGATGCTGTAAAACCAGCATCAGCTAATGATGCCATTGCACCAACTGTTTGTTGTAAAGTAAGTCCAAGATTACTTGCGATAGGACCAACATATTGTATTGCTGTTCCAAAGCTTTCAAAAGATAATGCGCTATTATTAATTGATGTTACAAGTGTATCTGAAATCTCTGTAGTCTGTTCGATTAGTAGTCCAAATTGATTCCTAACCTTACCAATAAGAGCAGCAGTGGTTTCCAATGGAGAACCAAGTGCTTGTGCTGCAAATGCTATTGACTGAGTAGAAGCGATAACCTCTTCAGATGTAAAACCAAGTTTCGAAAGTTCTGTCTGCAATCCAACAATTTCCTCTGCTGTAAATTTTGTTTGACCAGCTACAGAAAGTGCGTTATCTTTTAATTTTTTAAGATTATCTCCAGTAACCCCTGCTACAGCAGACAAATTACCAAGTACTTTTTCAAACTTTATTGCTTCTTGTACAGAACCTATTGTTAACTCTCTAAAAAAGGTAAGGGCCGCGTTAATCCCTTGGTATGCAATAAGATATCTTGATAATGTACCTCCAGCTGTTTTTAATTTAGAGAAAAAACCCGAAGATGCATTGCTAGCATTTTTAGTAGACTTTGTTGTCTCATTAAGGTTTTTGTTTACCCTTTGGGTATACTTTCTTGTTTCATCAAGACTTTTGTTTAATTGGTCGTGCTGTTTTCTATATTGTGATAGCAGACCATCCTTAATTGCCTTATTGTATCTTTTATTAAGTTTATCTAATTCATTAGCCTGGTCCCTAGTAGCTTTACCATTCTTTTTGATAGTTTCTGTAAGCTCTAGTATTTGCCTCTGTAAATCTTGTATCTTGTTAGCCATTTTACAATATGTTTGATATCACATCATTCTGAACATCTACGAATGTATCTCCGTATAATTCAGAAATTCTATTTTGTATTTTATTATTTGCTCTTCTCAACGATGCCTCAACACCATATGTTTTATTTTCAAAAGGCTCAGTGAAATCTTTTTTATCTATGCCTTGTTTTGCTATTTTTCTAGCAACAAGAAATGCAACTGATTTAATTTCCCATTCTTTATTTGCTTCTCTTTTAACACCATTTTTGGTGATGGTAAAACTATTGCCTCTAGCTTTTTTTATTTTAACCCACTCAGCAATGTTGTCTACATTTGGGAACCATTTTTTATTTCCGCTACCCGTTGTCAAGTTAAAATATTTTTCCTCTGTTAATCCGTATCTAATCTTTACAATTATTTCTGTGGCTATCGGAGTTTTTTTAGGTCCTATTTTAACAGTCTTAATAATTACTCCACCGCCATCTACAAGGAACCTATCGTCCTTTGTAGGTATAATTGCTTTTGATGCTCTAAAGGCAAGAAGTTCTCCA